GCCCTCTGTAACATTGATTGCAAACGATGATAACCCCGCTCTTAATACCCCAACAGCTGTTAATGTTGAGTTCTCAGCCGGTAAATCTAATATGGGTTATACTGTTATGTTTGGGATGTATGCGTGTGCCTAAATAAGTAGCCAACTCAAATGGTTACGAAAGATAATCTGAAATGGGGTGCAATTCCCTCGCCACTGATGAGACGTGGTGTGCTTACCTTCAGACCTCTGACTTGCTATAACAGGATCAGGGTGTATAGCGAAGGGACAAAAGGGCGTATTTAAGGAATTAGGAAACTCTGTTTAAAACCTTAGCCTGAGCAGAAACTGACATGACTAGCAATATGCGAAGAGACGATTGAAGCCTCTAAATCCCAACAGAGTTAAGACACTTATATGCAACAGTGCATACAACTGCATAATCATCTAAAAGTGTAAGGGGTAAAGTCTCAGTCTAAATCAGTTAATATATTCGGATTAATCAAAATTAGGGATGAGGTTAAGATTAGGTCAAGGTAGATCAACTTTATAGAGAGTTAACCTTAATCTCACAGAGGCGTAATAATATGCGAGTAAGGGACGACGAACAATACGTTGGCAGACAGAAACGCAACGACCCAAGGGAGTTAGGGGCAGAAGTACGCTAGGAGTCTATCTAGATAAAGAATAAACTTTGGATACCAAGGTGAGTAAAAAAGCCGTCAGAGCTTACGATCCTCGTAAGAAATGGCAATTTACACCGGGCTTAATTAAAAAGGCTCGAAAACATGTTGAGTATTTGCAAACAACTTTATTTAGAGCATTTAGGGAAAATTGGAAGTTAAGATCAATTCAGATGTAAAACTTAACTTAATAAAGGAGGTGCCTATGGACAAAATGACACTTCTTGACTTCCAAATAGAACTGAATGTTGGCATAGGTCACAGAACCTAGCCATAAGACTTTGAAAGCCGTGTGACGCGAAAGTGTCCCGCACGGTTTGGGGTGGGGGGTGCGGCTAATCTCACGAAGATCCGTATTTCTATCACCATTACAGAGTAATAGTTCAGTATGGTGTCCAATAAGGACTGAGGTTCACGATTTAACAGGTCTTGCAAATGAAGGTTATATTGATGTTACATTAGGGAAAACTGATAGAGTTGTTAGGCAGTTCCCAAGGTATGCTTTAACTGTAGAAAATATCCATTTTAACCCCGATGTATTTTTTAATAGCGGACTGACCTTAAGTCTTTACACATTAAACGAGCATGTTATTCCAGGAGTATCCCGATCTATTGTCAAATATACATTTGAAGATGCCCACATAAATGAGATTGGGTATTCTTGGGATCAAAGCTCAAACCGCGTCCTGGAAAGAATAAAGTATATTTCAAACAATTCCACTAGAGAGATAATTGATCGTAGTGGCGTTGTTAGAAATGGATATATTCAACTTGAGGATGGCTTTTATAAGCTGACATTCCCAAAAAATTATTTTGTTACTGAATTTTCGTTTGTTAAAAAAAACATATATTCACAGGTTACAAATTTCGACTCGACAACTTCTATTGTGAAAGGAGTTGAAACTTACGAATATTCAATTAGCGGCATAGGACCTGTGCCCCCCTCAACAGGGCTGTTCAATGTCCAGCTAGGCATTAAATATGCGTGTACCGATGTTGTGGATGGGTTTGGAGAGTTTTCAATAGACCTGTCCACCTCTATATTTACCCTCAATTCAAATTCAACATGGAGAATAAACTGAAGTGACTTCTTTAATTGCCTTTTTACAAAATGTGGGGTTAAAAGATTATCCGGATATCAAACCCTACAAAGGACGGCGCATAACAACATCTCTTTACAATTCCCGTGAAATAAAAGAGAACGTAAGACCGACCCAGTTCTATTTAGATAATCGAAAACTGGAATTTTGGGACAATATTTGTGTTAACAGTCCTTTGGAGTTAATGTCGAATCGAATTGAAATTATAAACGGGGTTGTTAGAATTCCCGTTGTTTGCGAACGTAATTCAAATGGTGATTTGTATGTTGCCGATGGGCATCATCGTTTATATTCAGCTATGAAACACAATGTGCTGGTTGCCATTACTGAAATTGTAGACCCATTAGTCGTTTATTATGCCAAACCCATTTCTTGGGATTTGGTTAAGCCCAATGAAACCAACACACCGTCCGCCCGTGCGGTTAAACGAGAGTATGTTGTATCTGATAATGAAACGTTCAGTAGAATGTTTTATCGAGATTTTCAGAAGGCAGCATTAGAGCTCATTACCCCACCTGTTCAACCAACAGAGACTAAGGTCTCAACTACCACTAAAAGAGGAAAACGCAATGGCTAAATATGGAAAACCCAACAAAGATGTGGAAACGATGTATATCTCCAAACAACTATTAGTTGAGGGAGTAAAGGGATATCTCGTGGCTGTCGAATATGATGGTCAAGCAGAACGCGATCTTGATCTTTGTTCATATGAGGACTTAGTCAAATCAATGGGATCTTCTGAAGAGGCTAATCAGTTAGCTTCCGAGTTACCTTGGTTTATTCTGCGTCATGTTAGTTATCAACCATATCGAGATGGGATTCAAAATTTTTACACGCAGCGAATTATCAATGATGACAAAGGTTCAAAGAAACGAGGTTTATCAGGATCGTCAACCAATGCGGGAGTGAAACTCCCAAGTGCAGAAGAATCCCGCAGCCATCAAATTGACATGATGGTAGACCATCTGATTGTTGACATGTCATCCGGCATTCATTATCAAGGTCAAGAATTGACGATCAAAGACAAACCAGGTCTAAAGTTGGCTCTAAGTCAGCACGATAACCTATACCCCTTAATCTCGTCATTTAGTTCAACGGATCGTTACTATTTAGCCCAAAAAAAACTGGATTAATTCGTTTTTCGGTATCCTCTTTTGATAACCCCTTTTTCCAGGAAGCATTGCAGGAAGGGGTTTCGTATGAAGAAGCCTTGAGTTTGCTCATTAGAATTGAAGGCGGAGAATTCACAGCCCCCGAGGAGCTAATTCCATTTTTAAAGGATGACGACGTGTTTAGAGACCGAGTGTCAACTTTAGGAAGTGAAAACACAAAGCTCAATATTCGAGACTATCTCAATATCGAGGCTGTGAATGAACAGGTTGTTAAAACATATACAGGAGGCGGTTCAGATTTAAGCCTTATTCAAGACGCTATAAATTTCTATACAGAAAGCGGACTAGAGCTACCACCTGAATTGAAAACCCAAAGCCAAGCTCTTGAGTCCAAAACTCATGACTTGGCTTTTTTTGACGTCTTGGTTTTGAATTTATATTCAATGGCACGATCCTCATATCCAATTATTTTAGGTGAATGGGGTGCCCATTTCAACCCGGTTCCTATCGACGCTTTCATCCGCTTGGTTGACATTGCCCCATGGGCAAGTTACTTTAACAAATTGAGTGTTGTTGAGGTTTTGTTTAACTTAGATCGCCAACTAGATCAACCGATCTCTAAGGAGATTAAGAGAAGTATGGACAAGAATAAGTAATTTTACACCCGATCCAAGAAAAGATAAATATTCCCTTTTCTTGGATTAATTTTCCAGAGGAGTGGAATTCATGAATGTGGAAAGAATACAAATAATTTTAGCAGGGTTTGGCGGGACAACCTGGGATGGTGTTATGGGACCGAAAACAATAAAACAAATCAAACAGTTTCAACATGATTACATGGGAGATGAACATCCTGATGGTGTTGCGGGACCTAAGACTAAAGCCGCGATGTGTGAGTTCATAACAAAATATCCCGTTGATTTTGAGAAGTTAAAATGCCCTAACTGTTCGTGTGGAGGGTTTGATGGTAAGGGTATTCACGAGGTTTTGATTTACACTTTAAAAGCAATTCAGTTTTATGTGGGGGATGTTATAATCACGTCGGGTTATAGATGTAAATTAAACAACAAAAAACACGGACGTCGCACAACAAATCATATGGGTAACGCTGTTGATTTTGTCGCTAAAAATAGGGAGACTATTATTTCTAAGTGTAATTGTCAAATAGGGTGGGGAAAGCGCAATATGAAATCTGTAGAGCCTAGAGAGTTATCCCCGACTTGGGTCCATTTAGACGTGAGAGAATATGACGCCCAATATCTACAACCACGTTATTATATAACTAAGGAAGTGCCATGGGAAACTTAACAGTTAAAGAATTGTCAGATACAGTGGATAGTCTTCTTCAGGATCATAGGGACATTAGAAGTAAACTCGAGGGAATGACTTATGAAATCAGGAGTTTAAAAGAGGAGTTAACTACATTCAAAAGGTATGGTTTAGTATTAGTTGTTGTTTTTTTGTTAGGAGATAAAGGGGGGAATATTTTAGTGGATAAACTTCATCCGGAATCTGTCATAGGGGAGATTGCAAAACCATGATTATTTTGAAAGAAGAGGTGAGTGATTTAGGTGAGAATCCACGTTGTGGGGAGCAGAGGTTAGATGTTACCTGTTTACTTACATATTGGCAATTACAAGATCTATGGATGGGTTTTCGAGTGTCAATTCAATATAGGGAATGGACTCATCCAACAACAGGAGTTAAATATTTTTTTCGGGGGTTTAAAGCAGGCTCGCTTCATAATGACAATTTCAACGGGTTGATTGAGACCACAATCTTTTTTCAAAAGCGGCTGGGAAACGAGGGGTTTATATCTCCCCGTTTAAATTGTTATGACACAACTACTGACAATGTCAGATGCCCTTGTTTTGTGGACTTGATTATTAGAGGCACCCCTAGTATTCCCCGCACGTATGACATTGATACTTTGGTACACACCTCAACGTTTGTCAATTTCAGAATTGCAACAGATGCTAGCTATAGAGCTAAAAACACCACTGTAAATTCGATAAACGTTCCCTACACTTTAGGGGTGTTATTGAGTGTAAATGGGGAGGAAAGTTATAATTACATGGATCCTGAAACTCGGGCAGTGACATATTCAGGATTTTCGATTACTTTCGAGTCTAAAATCCCCAATTTTGAGTTATCAAAGGAAAACTTTGGGTTGGGCTTTAAATTTGTGGATTATGGTAATCCTTATGATGGCGGAACCGTAACTACATATAACTATTGGTATAATCCTTTACCGTTAGGTATTATTGGAGACTCAAACAACTACAGAAGTTATGTAAATTTATCGAATTCGTTATGGCAATCTAATAATAGGTTTCCTTTTGACTTTGTGCAAAAAAATCAGTTTCATTATTATCCTGTAAATGAGGGTTTCAGAAGGTGTGAGTATCCCAGTCATTATATGATGAATTATGAACGGTTTTATTTAATACAGGGGTTGTCCAGTGATGATTTAGGCACTGAAAATGCCGAGTACACTCTAGAGTTGTTGCCTTCTTTAGAAGTTTATAATCAAAACTTTCCAGAGTTAGCTTATTTATCAGGGCACCAGGTTCATGAGGCAAAATATGTGGGAATAACGGGGGGGCGATATGTTTATTCTTTTGATTTTCCAGAAGGTACCATTAGTTGGTATGGATGTATACCAGGTTCTACGAACCACGATAAGGCTTTATGTGTATATGATAATGGCATTAAGCTTTCCTCTGCGTCTACCGGTTGGCTGAAGATAAACGCTTATCAAATAAGTCTTTATAGTAAACCCGCTGGAACGGTTTCGTATACCGCTTGTTCTGGTTATGAAACAGCGTATATTCCGGGAAATTCATCAGACAATTTTCTTAAACCCGGTGGAAGAGTTATAAAAGTAACCCCTGAATTACAAGCTCTTAGAAGTCCTGCTGGTGCGGGGTTTAATAGTAGGGAGTATTTACTGGTTAGTCCCTTGAATTGGGCTAAAGGAGAGAATAACTACACGACAGCAACCGCTGTTTTATCAGGGAGGATGGAAATTTTAGCAGGGTGGGTTACCGCCGGAGAGGCGTATTATTGGGACCTTACATTAGGGGTCAATAAAATTTATAGCTTTACGAGTGGGAGTGGCACCGGGTTAACAACCTTTTTATCAGGGTTATCTTCTCTTTACATAAATTATTTATTGTGTTCTGTTGAGGGGGCTTCTTCAAATTCGGCGACTTATAATAGTGTGTATCGATATGAAATTCCTACCAAAATCGACAATTTTATTGCACTTAAAGCCTACTTACTTAAAAATCATCCCTCTAAAGATTGGGATTTCATAAAGCGAATTACAGAAATGGATACCGCGTTTATCGTTAACGAAGACAGCCATTATCTCCGTAACAACATATATAGAGAAACAACCAACGTGTTAGAGATTATAAACTCAACCCGACATAAAATGTTAGCTTTGGCTAAAGTTTCTCAACTTTACCTTCATGGGTTGGTTTCGGCAGTCTACAGGGTTCCTATAAGTTCGTTCTATGGTATACATTTTTATACATGCAGAAAAGTTACGCGTCCCACAGGTATAACTGACGCGCCTTACATCAAGCTAGTACATTTAAACGAGGGGTATAAAAGCATTTTAGCAGTCAGTTATTATGCAAATACTTCACCCTCAACATTAGCAACAAGTATACCTGTAGGAACTCAATCACATTGGACACTCACAAAACGATATGTCAGATATACAATAAATACCGACGCTAAGTATTCATCTATAAATACGTTGGTTATGGAAAAAGAACGCGCGGATACTGCCACGGTAACTCTCACACCGAGGGATATTTCAACAGTAACAACCCCGGCTAATGAAATTACACACGGTGGTAGTGCAAGTAGTACAGCTTTTAGTTATTATGCTCCAGCTAAACATTATACCTGTAAAATGATAAACCCGTTATACGAACCTTATGAGTTGACTTGGCATGTTGAGGGGGCGGGTGGGGAATATTATGATGTTACGGGTTATTCAATGAACCCATTCACAAGAGATATGACTTACAAAATGGTTAGGTATTTAATATGATAAACGGTAAAATTTATGCGATAGCAGATAAACCAAGACCCGGTAATTATACGGTCCCATTGTTCTTTTTTCCATTTTCAATGTTTCCTATGGAAAAGAGCAAGACTGCTAAATTTTTGAATGTTAATGAGTCTCAATTAGGGGGTTATGATTTAGAGAGCACGGGTCCGATGTTTTCAGTAGAATACATGCTTGAGTTGCCTTATGTGGGATATTACGAACCTGATTTCAATTTACACCAGGACTGGTCTGAATCGACAATGTATGATTACCGAATTCTAGCCTGGAAAAATGAGATGACCGTGATTATTTTGGATGTGGATGTTGTTATCATGAACGTCCCTGAATTGAATGTAGGAAAGCGAATATTTGTATCCCCTTATCTCTACGGTGTCATAAAGTCTCGTAAATTGACAGTGACAGGAGACAACATCAACAAACTAGAATTGTCGGTTGATGCTAAAAACTATGTATAATATTTTTTTTCTTTTCTTGGATTAAGAAGGAGGCTAATTTTATGTTAATAACCGAAAGTGTAAGGCTTAATTTTGAGGAGCGAGGGCTTGATAAAATCGGCAAGTCTTTGTCGTCTATCTTTGATAATGAGTTTAAAATAAAATTTGATTTTGATTTAACAGCGTTGAAAAATGCTAAAAAATCTTTAACCCAATTGATGTCACCCTCGGTAGAGGCTTTGGGATTTTTTGATATACACAAAGAAATTGACAAACTTGCGAAAATATACCAAAAAGAACGTAGTGTTATTGTAGATTTAGTAGACCAGATTAAGTCCAAAACAGGCATGTCGTATGCGGACATCATCAAAGAGTTAACAACCGATTTAAGAGTTGAGGATAGTGTTGGGGATATAGGGGAATATATTAAAGAGTTGAGTACATTTAGTAAGACTTTTGGGTATTCTATTAGAGAAACCGTAAAAAACTCATCATACTTAGATGACTCCATAGTGAGGAGTATAAACGTTGCATCTGAGCACATCAAAGAATTTAGACTATTGATGTTAATTTTAAAAGATGAAAACGTTCGTAACAAAGAACATTTCATGAAGGCATATACGTTGGGTTTTGATGCTGACTTAATCACGGCGTATTTAACTAATTTGAGAGAACAATCCGCGGATTTAAAGAAAATCAATAATGAAGTAGAGGGTCTCACGGATCATATGCTTAAGGCGGGTAAATCTGTTAATGACTACCAAGGAGGGTTGAAGGAATTAATTGAAGAGTACCGATCGACAACTAAGAAAAGTTTTTTTAACCCTATTGACTGGGATGAATTAGAGGATAAGGTAGACTATATACGGAGTCGGGAATCTAAAAGTACAAAGCGGGATGAATACCAACAATTCAAAACTAATATTAAAGATTATGGAATCAGATTATTACCAAGAGTTATGCCGATTGATGTGAATACTCTCAAAGCCTTGAATGATGTAATTGAAAATTATTTTGAAGAAAATCCCATCGGGGTTAATCTGTCGGCTAGTGAAAAAACAATGCTCAGACTTCAAAATGACGCAAAGATTTTTTTTGCAGGATTTATAAACCCTATTAAACACCAATATGGGATTATTTCCATCATTTTGAGAGGGGTTACTAATGATGCTAGACAAGTAGGGTTGATGATAGTTACGTTGTTGAAAAACATAGGAACCTATACAATATATGCTACGTTTTTGATGGCTAGAACTTTAAATAGGGTTAAATCAAGTTTGGAGTCATTGAATAATTCTTTAGAGATTTTCAAAACTGGAATTAACAGATTTCTGACTATGACGTTAATCGATAATTGGGTTATTAATGCCTCAACTATGAATACCCATTTACAAGCGTATGTTACAGCATTGCAAAAGGTGGACTTACTTTACAGACGAACTGACGGTATTGAAACCTATTTTAGAAAGTTGGGAATTGGGGTAGGTAACACTTTAACAACTATCGGTAAATTGGTGTTATTCTATTACACAATACCGGGTGCAACTGCAAAAATTTTGGTATTAAACAATGCTATGTATAACAACATAGTTTATTTGTTTCATCAATTAAATTTGTTACATTTGAGTGTCTTAGATTTGTCGTCAACGATGTTTCTATTTTATGAAAAAGTTGCGATTGTTACAATCTGGCTCCAAATCATACATTCCCAAAAAACATCTGTTTCACTCTTAGTGTTGATGGGTGTGCAAATGTCAAAGTTAGCAGCTTTGATGATGGTTGTTTTGTCAAAGATCAAAATGTTTTTTACCTTAATGAGACTTAATAACTATCTTAGTGAAGACAATTATGTAGGTCCTTTTTTGAAAGTGATACTAGCTCAAGGCAACATCTTAGAGAATGCCAAAAAGATTAACGCAACCCCTATCGTTTTTATGCGTAATTCAAAACAAGAAGTAGTGGCACTGAATGAAATATTTACAAATTTCATATTGCTACGTGTTATATTATCCTCATTAATAACTGATTTCTTACTGTTGGGAATTGAATTTGGGGAATTTAAATCAACATTTGATGTTGCTATTATATCTACATGGTTAGCCGGGTTTATGCCCGTAATAAAAGCTTTTAATTTAGCAAAGTTAGGGGCAACTTCATTATTTGCTTCAATGTTGATGGTATTTGATGTTAAGTTAGGGACTGTATTTGCAGAGCGGCTTCCTTCAATTATAGCAGCTGTTATAACTCAAACTAATTCTTATAATCAAGCGTTAAACCATAATAGGGAGGCAAATCAACAGTTTTATGATAATTTGACCATGATGATTTTTAAAATTAAATTGTCGGGGCAACATATTGTTGCGGTTATTACTAAAATTCAAGGTAGTTTCACAGCATTATCGAAAATCGCACTACCTCTTCATACTATATTATCTTACGGGGCGATGATTGCGACAGTTATACAACTGCTTAATTTAACTACCGTTTTGTCGCTATTTGTTGAAATTGAGATGTTTTACAAGTTTGTGGTAGACCTAGTGTTATCATATACTAAATTGGTCACAGATGGTATTAACGTTTTGTTTTCTGAGTTTAAAAAGCTACATACTGTTCAAGGGGCTATAACTTACGATCCTAATGTGACGGTCCCTGTGGAAAGTTTAAAAAAGTTGACGTTATACACGTTGTTATTTAACAATTTGTCCAAAGCCACGAAACAGACAGCGTTTATTTTGTCTACTGTAGACTTAAGTATTAAATCTTTACATGGGGTATATTCGACAAACTTAAAAGATCCTCCTATTACAGTGGATAAGTGGTTTCCGGAAGAGGATTTAAAAAGTTTAACACTACAACTGAAATTTTTAGGAGTAGTGTTTAGCAATACCAGAGCATTGTTGCGCGGGGGGCTGTATACAACCCTAATGTTAAAAGAAGATAAGGAAGGTCTCAAGGCAGATGTCGAGTCTGTATCAACTAATTTTCAAAAATTAGCAATAGACGTGCTAAATGCGTTAGGGGGTCCCGTCAGTTTAATTAAAAGTATCGAAGCGTTAGATACTAAAGGACTATCTTTATTTGTAATTAAAGTATCTGACGAGCTGGCAGCGTCATTAACACGGTTGTTTATTATAAGCTCATCCTTTTCATCAACCGGCATATCTATGTTTTTTGTATCTAGTATATTGGATTATGGTGACGCTCTTGAAGGATTGCCTGCTAAAATGGCGTTGCTCGGGGTGGCAATGTTACATTTTGGAGGTTATGTTCGGGGCGCTTCTTTGCTCGTGGGAGGGTTGGTAACCAACATTAGTTATTTGAGCTCAATGGGCGAAGATGTATATACCCTTGAGGCTTTAGGCTCTGTGATAATGAACATGTTTAGGGAGTTAAACACTGTGTTATCGACAGGAAGCAATTCATTGATTGCCACAACTGCGTTATTAAAAACACTCTTTACCCTTAGTGGAAAAGCACTATCAGCTCCAGCTATGTTATTAGGTCAAACCGTGGGAGCTATCTACAGAATAAACCAAGGTATTAGTGGTTTGACCACGGGCTTGAGAGATTTTCAGATTTGGTTTTATGAAGGATTTACGAACTTCAGGGCATACATCTTAATAGTGGCTGGGATATTCATCAAAATGACAACTGTAACACCCCCTGCCATAACGTTATTGGGGCGTTTTGTTAGTTTCTTAAAGCCGGTGTTAACATTTGCAAACATGTACAAAACCCTTTTGGTAGGGCTGTTTGTTTTAAAAGATTTAGGTAAACTGGAGTTTATAGATAATAATGCCTTTACGTCATTAATGTTGTACATTGCCGCGTTGATGAAGTTTGGGTTTGGTTTAAAATCCTTAATCGTTCCCGTATTAACATACGTAGCGTTATGGATGAATGACCTATATCAGAAAGCGGATAGTTTTGAAGATTTTTATACTAATTTGTTACCTGCTGAGGTGGTAGAAATTTTCCATAAGCGGTTGTCTGACGTTTCAAATATCATTGTGTTTTTGTTGGATTCCCTAGCAGCCATTGTAGCAAAGGTGAGCACTTACATCGGTCCCTTAATAAGCTTTTTTAATAGCATATTCAATGTAATAGAGGGCATTGCTTCATTTGTAGATAACAATTTTACGCTCTCAATCACCATTTTAATAGCAGCGTTGGCAATGTTAGGACAGGCGTTGCTAAAAACCCACAAAGGTGCAATAGGGCTAAAAACTGCTCTCAGTTCTAGCATCCCTTCAGTTTCTATAAAAACTTTGGGAATGGAGGCATATTACAAAGATATTACCAGCAAAATTAACGCAGCTAATAAATCAGGAAATACGTTATTAGCTAAGACATTAGAAGATAACCGACGGGAAATGGGTCAAAAAATATTAGCTTCATTCAGTGCAGCTAATATTGAGAAGGTTAATAAATCGTTTGAGACACAACGTTCAATCCTTATGCCCTCGACCGGCAGTTACAGGGATATTATTGGCGGGCAGGCTAAAGCAGGAGAATTTTTAAAAGGACCTGATAATAGTAAATTGGCAGCATTAACAAAAGACCTTTTGAATTACAAGGGTGACATGACTAAAATTCAGTCTCTAATAGGGTCTATCCATCCTCATGTAGGTCTTGACAGACAAGGGAAACCTATATGGCAATACCCGGAGAAAGATGTTAATAAAATAGCTAATTCTCTTAAGGAATTTTATAAAATTCCACAAAACGTTTATGACAAAGTTATGGCAGACAACCCAAAGAATGTAGACAAAATAATGAAGGGGTTGTCCAAAGAATTCGGTAGAGATATAAAACTGTTAACAGACCCTAAAATAATCAGGGATGCATTCAAAACACTTACGGGAGAATCGCTGACTTCTGTTAGAGATACAGCAGGAAAGTTTAATGCTAATTTTTATAGAGACTACAAAGCGGAGTTATTGCAAAAATCTTTAGATATTAAATTGCAAACCAGCGTTTTAACAGCTACTAAAGACGTGAGTGATCCAAAGACCAATGAGGGTAAGGCTAGTATAGCGGCACAACAAGCTAAATTAGCGTCTATGTTAGAAGAGCGAAAAATATTAGAAGAAAACTCCAAAGTCCAAGAAAGATACAACTCCACAATAGGAAACAGTGTGAAAACAACTGGGGTGTTTTCAGGGGCTGTTGCACAAGTCGGAGCTGTAGTTAAAGGATTTGGACAATCGGTTGTTACAGCAACCAGTGGTATTTTGGGAATGGTAAAAAGTCAAATGGTTTCTATCGCAATCATGGGGGCTGTGATGTATATGATGGGACCCATTGTTGAGATTTTAAAGGCGTTGGCGTCAACCATTATGAACGCTGTAATTCCCAGTATGACGTTAGCTTTGATCGTGTTATCAGCATTCATAAGTCCAGTGTTGGCAGTTGTGAACGTCATCATCCTTTTGAATAATTCGTGGTCACAATCTTTAACTTACATTGGATTTTTAACCGCCGCCCTAGCATTACTGAAAATAGGGATGTTATCAACAATGTTGCCTTTATTAGCCTTAGTGTCTGCTATTGGATTGCTTGTTACAGCCGTTCTCAGTTTTGAGAAATCGCTGCCTATCGCGGTACTAATGTTATTCTTTGCTACAATTTCATTTCAAACGTATTCACTGATAAGACAAGGTAAAAGTTTAGCGCAAGTGTTCTTGATTATACGCAATGCTATTCATTTGAATTTCTTGAAATCTATTGTTCTAATCACCCAACATTCTAAAAGTTTAATGGGAGTAATATCTCAATTAACAGCTGTGCTAAAAGTATTGGGTCTCATAATGAGCATGACGTTTTCGACCGTGGGATTGAAATTCACCCCATTGATTTCTGCCTTAACCTATATAGTGCAAATAATGGGAAGTGTTAAATCTTCCTTTGTGAGTTTAGGAGCGTTAAACCCGTTTGCTAAATGGACATTGGGGATTGCAGCTGTAATGACGGGATGGTTATCTTTAGAGTCTACAATGAATAAAGCCCATGCTTCTGAATTGGGATTTGTAAGTGCAGCCCCTGGCAATAGTGTCGTGGACATGGGACTAAGGAATTACCAACAATTCAAAGATAAAAAGAATAGTGCACAAATTATAGAGGAAGTTAACAAATACGTTTCTTATAATTTACAGGAAACTGTAACTGTAGATTTAGAAAATTTAGACGTTACTATGCTCGAAAGAGTAGGGCAATTATTTGACACAATCAGCAACAAAATCAAAAGTTTAAATATAGGTTTCTTGGATATAGTGTCAGTTATCACTGTAGTGGGAATGGCTTTTTTTAAAGTGAGCAATCCTTTGGGAATCATAGCCGCTCTGTTTTCTGTTATGTCCCCTTTAATTGTTAATTTTGCCAAACAGGTAGACAATTTATCGTTAGTGATCATGGGTTTATCTTTACTAACCATTGCCCAAAGTGGGTACCTCTCTGTCATGTTTGGTAAATACAAAATGATATTTTTGATTGTAGGGGCAATTACAGGAATATTCTTAAAAGACACTCCCAATGTGTTAATGTTGCTGGCTGCTTTAACTGCCGCTGTTATTCTCTTGCACAAAACCATGGTAGGTTTTCAAAAGGGAAACAAATTATTTACCATGTTAACCACATTACCCACTTTGGTTTTAGCTGTTGCCTCCGCATTTTACAGTTTTATTAAAGTTATTGAGGATATGTCGTTTGACCAATTAACAGAAAGTTTAGGAAAATATGGCGAAGCTTTAAAAAATTTAATCCTTGAATACAGCGGTTATAATGCCGTCATGTCTTATTTTGAGGAGCCCATTCCACAAACAGTGACCTTAATAGCAGACGACACAATTCTTAAAAAAGAAATGCTAAAAAAGCGCTATGAAATTTTGGTTGAACCTCAACTTGTTAAAACTGTAGATGTGAGTGTTGAACCTCCTGTAAAATCTAGAAACCAATTTGAGGACATATACCAACTCAACAATAAAATGAAAGCTTCTAAACAGGAAGAAGTCCAAGGGATAAAAAGAGTTGAATATACTGAGCAATATACTAAACTAACAGACCAATTGACCAAGTTAGAGGATTTTATTAAAGCAGGGTATTTAAACACCAAAGCAAGCATAGACACAACACGACAAATTAGATCTTTAAAGGACGAGCGGGATTTGGTGACTAAGCAAGCAAAAGGAGTTGGTCTAGATTTAAATCCTAAAATTGCTTACGAAGTCAACAACAATTTAATCAAAGGGTTTGTTAAATCTTTAGATATAAGTAATGATGAATTTTACACATTGATGTTTGAGAAGTTTAAGAGTGCCGACCATTTACTAAATACTCAATTAAAGAGAATGAAAAGTCCCATGAGTGGGGAAGGGCTGGATTTAAAACAAGAAGATGTTAATAAAAATTTGAGCATGTTGAGAACTAAAGCTGTCTTACAGTTTAAAGATTTTTTCTTAGAAGAAATCAGCAAAAGTAATGATGATGCTAAAGAGTTCATTAACCTTGCGACCGAGTTCAAAAAAGAGAAGGCTGTAGAGTCTAACTTAAAAGCAGAGGTTAACAACTACATTAGTAAGTTAGATCCCAATCTTGTAAGTAAAATTTTAGGTAAGGAAAGCGAGTTTAAGCAAGTTAGAGACTCTATGACCCAAACTCAAAACCAACTTAATACACGATACGCAAAGACTGGGGCTAGTGTGGGGGTTGCTATTGATTTTGATATTGACATTGACAAACTTAAAACTGAGGAACCTAAACGTTACCAAGCTCTGTTGGGAGTGCTTAAACAAGAGGCTATAAAAGTTGGCAATTTGAGTATGACGTCTTTGTTGGACGAGTATGATCGTATATCTGCAGCCACGTTGGGAAAATTAGAAACGGTCATTCAAAAGGATCATGCTAAGCTCGATTTAAACAATCTAAGTACGTCTGTTAGAATAACGGATAATTTTCTGAGAAAGACAAAACTCTTGGATATTACAAATGCAACTTCTGAATTACAAAAGCACAACACTAAAGTGAATACTAAGGATAGTGGTAATTTCTTTACAAGACTATTCAGTAAAGATGAGGGGTATGTCGCAGGTAAGTTAGCTAATGAAGGTATGAAAGTTAAGTATGCTATTCAACCGGATATAGACATAAAGGCATTTAACGAAGCATTAAAAGATGGTGATTTCAGTGCTGACACTCTTTTAGGAGATACAAAAAAGAAAGTAGAGGATATCCTTAAGTCTATCAATAGTGATGTTTCATTGGCAATCAAAAAAGCAGGGTCTCAGTTGACTGCTAGTGAAGTCAATCAAATAGAAACTGACGTTACCTTAACCTATATGATCAAAACAGGTTTAAGATTTGATGATAAAGTGTACAAAGATTTAAATGATGCAGCGGATGCCATAACAAAGCAGGAGAATTTAATCAATTTTGAGATAGACGCTATTTTGAAAAAAACTGCCTCTATGGGCAGAAAAACTCAAAGTCAAACTGCTAAGTTAACTGAGTTACAATCCAGGAAAACAGTTGAGGAAGTTGTTGGTTTTTTGGGCATTGAAGACGGGATGAAAAAACTAGAAAGTGCTACAGAGTTCTCTTTAGGTGTAATGGGAGATATTCAATCTAAAATAGCAAGTTCATTCTCCAGTGCAAAGGATTTGATTAAAATAGATCCCACGGCATCTTTAAAAATAGCAAAGATGGGGGTTGATAATGTTGCGAAAATGACAATGATGTTAGACGACGAAATTTTAAATCTCAAAGAAGTGATTGAATATAAAGGTGTGCAATACAGTATTGAAGAGCAAATGGAGTTAAAACAACTTGAAACAAAGCGAGCATTATTGGCTTCTCAACAAGTGATCGGTTCAACGTTGATAAAAGATTCTGAAAAGGAATTGGAAAAACTGGCAGAAGTAGTCAAAAGCAACCCAATCACTAAATTTTTAAATAATTGGGTAGGTAAAAGAGAGACCGGTGGTGTGCATGCCGAAATGTTGGGTAAAATAAAGTCGGTTAAGGAGTTCTTCAAACTGGAGATTACATCTTTATCTGAGAATCTAGTATTAAGACCCACGTTTAAAGTCGATCCCTCGTCATTGACAAATATCAAAGATGTTTATAAGGTATACGAAAAAACTCAGCAAATAGGGATTGAACATATTCAATCGAAAGTTATGGAGGGACTCACTGAGCAAGAGAAATTCTTAGCAGAAAAAATGAAGGATATGGTGGTCCGAACTGAAAAGGAAGGGGAAGAGCTTAGGAATAGCTTAATTAAAGCTTTTAGTTTAGGGTCTATGATGACACTAAAAAACAAAACTAAAAACATGAGTCGAGAACGTGTTGAATCTGACAATGATAAACTGAACATAGCTAACCAATTAACAAACAAGGACATATTTAGCGATGAGGAACGGGAAAGTTTGAAATATGATTTAAGCTCGGCAATGATGATTGAGTCGGCGGCAGATGCTTATAAAACTTACATTTCAAACGAATCAAACATTAACGACTTAATTTTTAAACGACTAAAGTTTTCAAGAGAAGAAGTTGACTTAATTAAACAAAAAATTGAGTCTCAAGGTAAATTAAAAGAGTTATACGAACTAACAAACAAGTTCAAGCATAGCGAATACGACTACATTGGTGATGAAAGTGTCAAAGCTAGTTTTCTGTACAAAGATACAATTGGAGATTCTGGTTTATCTACTGACGAAGCCGCGGGATTAGAGAATACCATTATTCAAAATAAACTGACCACATTGAGAAACGCTATAAAATCTGAAGTTTTCGACAAAATGAGTGAATTAGATAAATTAAAACTCATGTTAACAAACTTTGGAAAAGATGCAAACGAGATTCAAGAAATAGTATCATCTTATCAGGCGGATTTAAGAGAGGCATATCAAACCAAACTCAAAAACTTTGACATTTTCGAGGGTGTTGGGAATGAACTGACAGGTTTGGTTAAGAGTGGGGTTGTTGATGTTGAAAGTTATGAACGGACAAAGGAATTAGAGCACTCAAATGTTTTGTATAAAACGATGACTTCTTCTTTGACTGGATTAATTAAATTTGAAGCTAATTCTTTGAATTTATCTAAGGAAAAAACAGAAGAATTGATTCAAACTGCTAAGTTGAGAGAAGATGAGTTGTCATTTTTAAAGTCAGTTGTGGATTTAGAAAATAAGCAGTCTACCACAACCTCTTTAGGTAGAACTGTTAGTCAAGAGTATCTTAAGCCGCTACTTAATAGTCCTAAATTATCAGTTGACGATAACGCTCGCAATGTCATTTATCAAGAAATGTTAAATGAAGAGACTGACAAATTAACAGCCGTTCAACTAGGAAGAGAAGGGGCTTTATTAGAGTTAGTGGCAGGCAGATTGAATTTATCTAAGGAGGAGATAAGAGCAATTCAAACCAAAAAAGAAGAGACTGAACAATTGATTATGTTGTCCGAGGCAGAGAATTCGTATGCTAAGGAGTTGAAATTTAATTTAGCAGAAGTAGGATCTTCACTTACCAAAATTCTCACTTTGAAAGGCGGGAGTGTGGGTATGATCGCCGAGTTGAATGACGTTGGTTTTGATAAAGCAGAATTGGAGGCAAGGTTATCTACAAAAGCCGGAGAATTAAATTACCAACTTGATTTAGTAAAGGCTACCAAAGAAGAGCGAGAAGCAATTTTGCAAAATTATAAAGCTCGCACTAAAGACGTCGATTTGTTAAAACAAAAAGCTGCTTTTCAAGAGGAGTTAGTTAAACCTATAGATACTGTTGGTACTAACTTAAACCAAGGATTTAAAGCCGGTTTGATTTCACAGGGGGAATTAGGAGCCCTAGCTGTTAGTAGAGAAGAAGAGAAGGGCGCCGGTATTCTTAGAGATATGGCTTTGAACAGAGAGCTTCTGACAGCAAGCCAACAGCAAGCTTTAGATGTTGCAGAGAAGAAAACCAAAATCCTGGAAAAGGAAAAGACACGATTAGAAGAGATTAATGAGTTGAGTTCAAAGCGTATAGAGTTAACTGAATACTTAAATAACCAAACGATCTCATTAGCAAAAAATGAAACTAACTTTATAGACCAGTTTATATCCGAGCGCGGTAATTTAAAAAATTCTTTAGAGGATATGAAGCAAAATTTAAGCGGTAAAAGTCGCGATGGGGAAAAAACATCCTCCCAACTATTCGGTCCCAACGTTGATTTATCTAAGTTAAACGAAGCCCAAAAGCAGTCTGCAGAAATATTGACCCGTCAGTATAACACTTTAACTCAAATTACAGCGCAATATGAGAAGAGAAAATCTCTGTTGACTGAACTCAAAGATACTGAGAAATTTGAGTCTAAAAAGTGGGATGACCAGTTGCGTTGGCAATCTGAAGAATACAAGAAAATGAAGGATCATTTGAAGGCTACTAATAAACGGATGACTAAAGAAGAAGATATATTTGAGCTTAGTGATCGCGTTTTCAGTTATAAAATTGAGGTTGATGGTGATGTTGACAAGATCACACAAACGATTGATTTAATCCGAGAATTGAAGAATGTAGGTAAAAATGATGAAGACATAGGGAATGTATTTGAACAGCTTAAGTCTAGAATGGGTAGACTTAACACAGAAATATTCAAACCGGAAGCCCCACGAGTTTATGGGGACGAGGTTAAGAATGTTGTCAAAGGGTTGAAAGACTTAAAAGCCGGTGTAAATGAAGTGGATACTCTTAACATATTCAAAACGGTTAAGGATATAACAGATGATAGACCGGAGCGTAAATCAGCAACAGTGAAAGATGTTAGAAATAAGATGAAAGAGTACACAGACGAATTTGAAAAATTAGATGAAAACAAGAAAAAACATGCCCCTAGCATAAGTGAAGACCTTAATAAGTTAAATGAGTTAACTAAATCGTGGGCAGAATTTAACACAGAGTTAGATAATTCCTTAGGAAGTAGAATTGAATCGTTCAGATCTTGGATTGACTCAGTTACAGAAGCGGTTTCTTCATTTTTCTCTACCTTATTAGACACAGGTAATTTTGATGACGCTGTTAAAGTTATTCATGATTTTACCAAAAAACAATTTAACGCATTTTTGTTAGAAGGTTTGATGAAACAATTGAAACCTGTAATTTACGATGTGTCCGGAGGACAAGAAATTACCAATGAGATTGAAACAAACCGAGTTAATTTTCAGAATTATTTGACAACGTTGAATGAAAAAAGTACCGAGTTTATCAATGCTCAACTTCTTACTTTGAAGGGAGTTAGTGACCAAGGTAGTGAGAAAATTCTAACCAGTTTCACTAAAGAACGAGAACAGATTGCAAGCGCCGGTAATGCAGCTTTAAAGGCAGGTAATAAAGGATTGGAGGATAGTTTCATAAATCCCCTAAAAGACCAACAAGCGGCTATGCTAGAAACTTTAAAGAATCAAACAGCACACATGAAGTCAGTATTAGAAAACAATATATCTAAGTTGGGTAATATTGAAACCGGTCAAGTCAAAATGGATATTGATTTTAACAAGATATTTGATACTAAAGAATTCACGTCATTACTCAAGCCTAAGGATATTGAGACTTTAAAAGTAAACACCGGGGTTGTGAATCAAATTATTCAAAAGGTAGCTGGTGATAATAAGACTCTTGTTGAGGAAGCTAATAAGTTTTTGAGTGAAAACGGCACAATGAAAACAATGACTGACAATTTACCAAAAGCATCAAAAGAATTACAAGACGTTTTGAAATCGAATTTATTAGACCCAATTGAGAAAACAAAAACGGAACTTACAAACGTTGCTAAAGGTAGTGATGCCTTGACAAAAGAAGTAAATGACATTATGTCAGCTTATCCAGACTTAACATCTATAAGTAAAGCCCTGGAAACGTCAAGTGAAGGTGCTAAAAAGGTAATAGAAGAGAGACTTAAAAACGTTGCGATATTTGAAGGTAACCCGTTGAACACAAAGACTTTGGAAAAGGTTAAATTTAACATCACAGAAATCGAAAAGCGGTTTAAAGAATTCGGTAATGGTCAAGAAGATGTTATTGCCGAGGCTACCAAATTATTACAAGCTAACCCAGATGTAACATCAATCAAAAATGCTTTTGGGGCAGCTACTGGCGGTGTGAAGGACTTAATCGATAAGGCTATAATGGAGCCTTTGAAAAACACAGAGAAATATTTAGCTCCTTTAGAAGAAATGAAACCGGCTGATATAGTTGATCCTTTAGATGAAATGATAAAAACTTTAGAAGAGATTGAAAGAAATAAACCAAAAACTTTTGACATACAAAACGCGGTTATTAATGTAGCTAATTCTTCATCATCTTACTCTGGATCAAGTTCTGAATCAAGTGATAGTGAATTTACACCACAAGGAGGACCTGTTGCTGGGATTACAGGTAAGGTGGTTTATAAATCAGGAATAGATCCTGAAGTAATTAAAGCTATAGAAAAAGTTTCATTGGCTTATGGAATCAATCCTATTGAATTTGCAAGAAAGGCATCTTTGGAATCTAGTTTTAATAAAAAAGCACGAAGTGGGGGTGGCAAGGGTAGTTATTATGGTGTGTATCAAATGGGAAAACCAGCTTGGGAAGAAGTAGGCATGAGAGACTTTGCCGGTGGGCGGTATGATCCTTACAAAAGTGCAGAAGCTGCCATGAAATATTACTTCAAAAATCAAAAAACAGTTGGCACAAAGACGATGTCTGAAGCTAGAAATTTGGGGATTAAAGAAGGTCAAATGGCTTGGGGAATGCACAACCAAGGTCCTGGAGGATTTAAAAATATTGTAAATTTATTAATGGGTAGAACAGGAAAAGTGCCCAAAGAATATCTAATAAAAAACATACCCGCCGCATATTTGAAACAAAATAAGTTGGGGTATGGGAGTGACCTTAGAGCTTTATCTGACGCTTGGTTAAAATCATGGGGCGGTAAATGGGAAAAATTGCCCGTTCCTATCGAATTCAAGAAATACGAGGCAGGCTTAAAAGAATCAGTTGGGGCAATACAAACGGCAGCTCCTGTTGTGGTAACCAATACCAAAACAGCATTGTTAGACAACTTAAGTGGAGAAGTCGATAAAGCGATGTCTGCTAAAGTTGGTTATTTTATCAACGCAGGTAAGAATGCTATTTCTAATTATAGCAAACCCGAAAGTATGGAGAAGCTATTAGAAGTTAAGAAAATTGATTGCAGTGGTTGGGTATCTTTGCTGGCACAAAAGAGCTTTGAGACTATTAATTCACAAGCAGGGAAAACGGTGTTTGGACCTGAGGATTTTAAAGCAGTAAAAGATTCAGCTCATGGTATCATTCAAAATATTGCTGACGCAACAGGTAATGTTAAAATTAGCGATGTGGGACAACATGCTAGTTTAACTAATACACTTAAAGAAGGCGACATTATAGGAATTGACAATGGTGATAGAGCTTATAGCCGGGGTCGTGCCCGTGCAGGGAGCAACATTGATAAAGATATTGACCACATTGTCATGGTCATTAAAGATGCAGTTACAAATAAATTGATGGTTACGGAGTCTTCTTCTTCTAAGAAGGGAGTTATTAAAACAGATTTAGAAGATTGGATGAAAGCACAAGAAAAGAATAAGTTGTTTGTTGTCAATCCAATGGTTAAAGCTGTAAATGATCCCACAATAGACGCATTTAAAAACGTTGATTTAACACCGTTCAAAGAACAAATGAAAGGTATAGGAGAGGCTGGTGAGCAACAAGCTAGTTTAATGAATGACCAGTTGAAACTGATAGAAGACCAAAAGAAAAAATCAGACGAGGTTTTGTATAAGGTAGGTCAGGATCAAGGTAAGGCTTTAGAATCGGTGTTAGAGGCACACAGTGAGGCGAATGCTAATTTCTTGGAAAGTACATTGACACATTCTGAATTATCTAAGCAAGCTCAAGATGCTGAAATAGCAGCATCCTTACAAAGAGGTGAAGACGTTAAAAGAGCTTGGCAAAACTTTGCATTGGGTGCATTATCATCTATCACTCAATCTGGAGCCAGTAATACTCAAAAATTTGGAGGTATTGCTGTTGCAGGTTTAAGTACTGCTGCTGCAACAATGTTACCGCCTGGAATTAAAGAAATAGCGGGTCCTGCAATTCAAATTTTAGGTAATGCGTTATTAGGAAAATTAGGAGCCAAATATGAGAAGGAAGCCTCATGGACTGAGAAAACAATTTCAGACGAAGGTGTTACTGCTCGGACAGTAAATCGAATGAGCAAAAAAGGACTGGGAGGCACAAAGACAAAAGAGGAATATGAAGAGTTATCTGGGGCGCAAATGAGAGAGCTTAACAAGTCATTTGAGGCTCTCAAAAAATCTATTGAGGAGTTCGGTTCATCTTTAATTGGAGGCTACAGTGAGGCTAATGAGAAGTTAAAAGGGCATACGTTCACAATCTCATCTATGTATGATCGTGGTAGTGAGCAGGACGCCTGGAATAACAAAATGGAGGAATTATCTAAAGCTACAGCTTTGAGCTATTACTTCAATAACTTGACTGTTGCTGGTGAGAATATGACTAACGGTATGGTTGACACATATAACGTCATTGCTCAACAGTTAAATGATGGTACTTTAGGAATCAAAAATAGAATGTCAGTTTGGGATGGTGCCTTGTCCAAGATGCCCCGTGGCGAAGCCTTAGTTCAGAAGTTTTCCTCTGCCTTGGGTGGTTTAACTGAGGTTAATGTGGACTCGGTAATTGCAGCCATGAAAACTGCTGGTTATAGTGATATAGGACAAGAGACTGCCGAGATTATTGTTAAACAATTAGAAACTAGCCGTGCTATTATAACAGAATCCCTAACAAGTGGGGAATACGACATAATGGACGCAGGGTTAAAGAAAATAATCGACAAAACAATAACCGATTCTCTAACTTTGATTGACGATGAAATGATGACTGCAGAGGACATGCAAGAGAAATTGAAAGGACTTGTGGACTTAGGTAAATTTTATCAAAAGATTGGGTTAACTATGGGAGACATAAATCCAGATGATATTGACACTGGACAAAACTTAACTGATTTTTTAGAGCTTGTGGGTAAATCTGGGGATGTAAATTATACACGTAGCAACAAAGTTGTAGCTGATATTTTTGAAGATGCTGGTGAAGAGTTACCAAAGAGCATAGGGGATGTGAGTCGTTTCTTTGAGACAATTACAGATGGTAGAGAAAATCTTATTAACGCAGGTACAGAATTAAAACAGTATTTTGAATCAATGAATATGTTGAAAGAGATCAATCAATCTACCAATTTCAACCGTGATTTTGAAACCGGGGATCTAGATAATTTTGGGACTGAAAAATTAAATAAGTTCATTGATGTATTCAAAACAACCGACAATATTAAACCGTTCCAAGATTTGAGTGACTTATTCTCTTCATTGGGTCAATCGTTACCTTTAACAAAGGCAGGGTTTATAGACGTGTTTAACTCTTTAGATGAGACCGGACAAAACTCGCTAATAAACGCCGCCGATCATGTTGAACAATTTTATGCAAACTTGAGTGAATTAGGAGTTAAGGATAATTTAACATCGTCTTCAATTTTAACACAATATGAAAATTTAGCAGAAGCATTTACAGGACAAGACTTCAGTATAGATTCTCTGTCTGACTGGAATCAATTATCTTTAGAATTCAAAGAATTGTCCTCCTTGACTCCAGGGTTGACTAATGCCTTAAGTGAATATGGTACCACTTCTCAAAAGTTAACTGCAAATATGCAATCTTCACTTTCTAATTTAGATTGGGGTGCGATGTTAACAAACTGGGAAGAATCAGGTCCAGAGGCTATAACGCAACAAATGAATCAGGCTATATTCAATGCAGGTGTTGAACAAATATCTACTATAATACAAGATAATTTCATTAGTCCGTTGATGAGTAGTAATATCGATATGATGATGGGTGGACAGGTTGCTGGGACTGCTTTAACAACAGGTGGTTTAGCCGCTGCTAATTCTCTGGCATCAATTGTAGACCAAGTTAAAGGGGTAATTAGTATAACGCAACAAGTTTTAAACGACCCTGAAGTTCAAAAGCAAATGTTAGAATTTGCGACAACTGTGTCATCAATTAAGGATGATTTACGCCCCGTAGCTACAAGTGTGGGAATAGATGCCCGTACTCGTAAACAATTAGATGAAGCTCAAGCCGCGTCTAACCAATCTGATATGGCAGAGGCTGATACACAACGGGCTGAAGAGGCTAGAGAAGCTGCTGAAGATGCGAGACAACAACAGGCTGAAGCTGACCAACAAGCTAGAGAGGACGCTGCAACACGGGCTAAAGAAGAAGCGGATCGTCTTAAGAGCGATCATGAGGCTTTTATCAACGCGTTTAAAGAAATAACGAATGCCGGTGTTAATCAACAAAGAAAGTTTTGGGAACAATTGAGACCAACCATAGATTTGTCAGCAGGATTAACCCCTCTGGTTAACACTTGGTCATCTAATTTTAAAAAATTACAAGAAGCCGCACGTAAAGAAGAAGGTAATAATACTACAATACAAGGACGCGATTTAAGTCCTTTACAGAAAGAAGCCGAAGTAATTAAAGCACGCAGAGTTAGACTAGAAAGTCAAAATGCATCTATAAATGAAACGATTGAGAAAGCTCGGGCTACGGGTGGGATGACACAAGTCACAAAAACTCCTTATGGTACTGAACACATTGAACAAATTAAGGAATTTTCCATAAGTGATTATAACTCCCAGTTTGCAATGATAGACGAGAACAATAAGAAAATTAAAGAGTTGAATTTACATCAAAGTGTGGTGTTGGCAGGGTTTGGTGAATTCTGGAATGAATTTTCTGTTGCCATGCCTGAGGCGGTAGATATGTCAACTTTTGAAGATTGGTTAAAAGCAAACAAAAATGTTGTAGCTAAAGTTGACGAGATTGAGCAAGTTGATGTTAGTGTGAGCTTAGAGGAATTCAATACACAATTGGGTGATTTTATCAAACAAATGAAAGAAATAGACGCTTCTTTAGAAAAGGCTAGAGTTGATATCGGCGATTCAAAGACAGGTGTTTTAAAGGGATCTCAATGGACTGAATCTAAATCTTTAACCGAGTTAGAATCTTTCCTAGCAAATGATGCTCTAAACTTAACCAATTTGATGTATGAAGGCATAATTCCCTATGAAGATGTTAGTTCATTTATCTCGGATGCTAGCAACAAAATAATGGGTGTTAATCAAGAATGGTTAGCATATAACAAATCTAAAGTGATGGATGTGTCACCTTTGATCACATTTATGAGAGATAAAACTCTTGACAATTATGCCGTGCTGGGAACGTTTAAAGACTCTTTACAAGAGGTAGACAAATTATTAAGCGATAGTGTTACTGAGGAAGTACCTTATAAAGAATTATTTGAGTTCACAACCAACAAAACGATTGATAATTTTGAAGCATTCATGTTGGCATCTAAAAATAATATGGAGTTGTTAACTAATAATCCCTTAGCTGATATTTTTGCAGAGGTTAAAGAGCCGGTTGTATTACCGGTAGATTTATTGAATAAATGGAGTAATGCTAAGACATACGAGACTTTCTCAGAGTTGTTGAAAGTTTACAATAATGATGTTGCATCACTTACAGAAGTGTTGAAGAATACAGATTTAAGCAAAGTGTCAATTCAACCCAAGAAAGAAGAGATAGATCCTTTAAAGAATTTAACATCTTCACAATTCCTTAACTTGGATGCGTTGGCTACTTTAAAAGATTTTTATAACAGTGACATTGAAAGATTTAACGCAGCTGTAGACGATAAGAATGCTTGGATTAAAGACACTCAGAAAGTCATTGACGATAGCAAACTTGGCACTCCTAAATTTAGTCTAACTTTAGGGCTTCCTCAACTCCAAAGTATGTTGACTGATTGGTCATTGGTTGAATGGGAGCAGTTCAAAATAGATTCAAATTATAGTGGAGAATTAAGCGAGCTTGTGGGAGTTGTGAAGGAAACTTATACTCAATTGAATTCGGTATTTGAAAATCGTGATGTTAAAAAATTAGAATCGGATATGGAAACTTATTATTATCAGATCAAGGACAACCTATCATTTGACAATATTACTGATTACATAGAATCTTCTTCTTTTGTTGATAAAGGTAAACTTAGTGATTTGTTAGGGGGTAAATTACTTGAAGATTTTAAAGAACCTATTGAGTTGTCTCTGTTAAAAATTCAAGACGAACTTAGAAAAACAGAGCCTCCTGTTATTGATGACGCTTTAAAAGAATTAGGTTTGAACTGGGAAGCAACTGCAGATAACCTAAACATTTTACTTGCTAAAGGTTTGGACCCAACTACAGTCATTAATGTGGTTAAGGATTATAATTCAGAATTAGAAGATTTACAAAATAAACTGGATAACCTTAAAAAGCCAAAGCCGATTGAAGTGAGTAATCTATTATTCGATTTTGATTACACAAGTTTGGAAAGACTTAATACTATTACATTAGAACAAATAAAATATGTTTCAGATACTTATGGAATATCTCTAGAAAACATAACCACTGAACTCGAAAATGCGAAAAGTAGTTTAGAAGAGGTAGCATCTACACAAATTGCTTCTTTCCAAGATTTAATCGATTTGCGTAAATCAATGAAAGACCATGGGAAAATATCTTTAGATGAGACTTGGGATATGCGCGGCGGGTTCACAGTTCTCAAAGATGCGCTGTCTTTGAGTGAGCTAGGGTTAATCGATTTAGCCAATTCATTAGAGAAGACTCCTGTTGAGGTTTATGATTTTATCCAAGATAAGGCTAAAGTTGCTTTAGAAAGACAAAAACAATTTGACGACTTCTTAACGACATCAATAGAAAAACTTAAGGGTGATAAGCCCCCAGAAGTTGAAACGTATTTCAGAAATGAGGGGATAACCTCAGTTGACAAAATGCGAAATCGCCTTGAAAGTTTGAAAGGTACTGACGTAATTGAAAAATTTGGAAATGCTAATTTAGACGATTTGAGCTCTGCCACCGATACATATTTGACTTGGCTGCTAGACACTACTAAATCTTTAGATGAGGCTGTTAAGGAGTTTAAAGGGGATGACGCGTTTAACACATACACCCTTTTGGATAAAGACGCCCTCTTAGCTAAAGCCACTGAGTTCAGAAATAACCTGCCGACTCAATCTGAAATTGATAAACTTACAGAAGCGTTTTCTTTCAATGTTGAATTTGAGAACTGGAAAAAGGACATGTTGTCAACAGGAGATGATAACTTGGTTATCCAATCGGTTCGTGATTTTGGTGATCTGTCTATTGAAAGAATCCATCATTTAGCCGAGACGTTAAACTTAACAATTGAGGAAGTTCAGACTGAAATTTCACGCACTAAAGACAGATTCAATGAAATAAAAAGTGCAGTGACAGACTCCTTTGCAGGGTTTATAAACGACGAGGTTAAATTTGACACAACCGACCCAAAATTGATAGGCATAGGCTTTAAAAATACTTTCCTTTCTTGGATTAACGGGGCGCTGCCATCTAATGAAGAATTCCAAGAATGGCAACAAATATTGGAAGTTAAGAAAGGGCACGTTGAGTGGTTGAAATCTCTCAAAACTTCAGAAGAGTTAATTGACCCAAGCAAACTAAAAGACATAAAGTTTCTTGAATATTCGGATATTGTTAATTTAAGCGAAAAATACAACGTGAGTTTAGACACTGTTAAGTCATCCATTGAATCGACAAAAAGTTGGTTTGAAGAAATGAATGGGCTTGTTACAGACGCTTTAATCAAACCTCAAACCCCTGATATCACGATGTATAAAAGCTACACAAGTAAGAATAATTTCGATTTGAATGGAATTATCAATTCTATGAGTAAAGATGGGCTGGATAGTACTCAGATAAAGTTAGGCGTTGAAGAGTTGCTTAAGCCATGGGTAGAATTAGCAGAGGAAAACACTACCTTAATATCTACTATTGAAAGTTACACAGCGCCAAAGAAAATAGATTTGTCCGAGAGAGTTGGCGAAATTGAAAGATTAACCCAAGAAATAAATGATTTACGGAGTTCAATAACCAACGTTACCAAAGAAGAAGTCAAGCCTAGCTATCTAGAAAACCCCATACGATTCTTAGAGAATATTAAATTAGATTTAGAGAAACTTAAAGCAAAAATTGATGAATTGACGAGTTCATATGAGAATACACGGGGCGTAATAGAGGGACATTTGAAAACCTTGAACAATACTCCAGATAGTAATCCGTTTAAGGCGATTGAAGATAAAGCTCAATCCTTAATGGATGCCTATACTGACTTAGTTAATAAAAACAAAGAGGTTATGGATTCCATAAATAACGCAATTAACGAGTTAGATCCTGTATTGTCACCTGTGGATAATCTAAAGAAAATTCGTGATGATAATCTTGCAGACTTCCAAAAGGGACTTGAAAAAGAAAAGGAAACTTTGCAAAACGCAAGTGACTCTAAAATCGCCATATTAGAACAAGAAATGGAAAACATTCGGTCTATCTTAGATTCGTTTGCGGGAAAGACCAAGGATTTGACAAGACAGATTATGGAATTGAGAAATCAGCAACCTTCAAAAGATACTGCTTATCAAGCTTTGAAGAGTTCAATTCAAAATATATCGGATTCCAACATCATAGAGGAAAATTATAGTGAGTACTATAACATTCTTCAGAAAGAACATGAAGAGAAATTAGCGATGATTGATGAGGAGTTATCAGCTAAGCAACAAGCCCTTGACGATTACAAACAAATGCTTGAGGATATAGCGGCTAAAGCCAAAGAGACAATTCACAACATGACAATGAGTGAAGACGCGGCTTTAAGTTTTGGAGAGCGTGAAGCTTATATTAAGAGTGAAATTCAAACAGCCCGTGCTAACAAAGACTATTCTAAGGAGATAGACTTTATTCAAGAGTATAATGGGTTGATGCGGGAGGGTTATGCCAGCGGAGATAAGTACATAGAGGCGTTTCATTCAAATATTGCCCGCTTAAGAGAATTAGAAAATGTTCAAGCTAGTGCGGACAATGTTACTAAATTAAGCGGGGATGTGACTTTAGCAGAAGCTAAAAAAATGGAAGCAAATGAAGCTTACGCTGCCCAGTTAATTTCTTTGCGTGAATTAATTAACGGCACGGCTCATATGGGCGTCAAAATGGATGAGGTTAAGTTGGAGGTTCAAACTGAAAAAGATGCCTTGGTTGCAGCCTTAGCCGCCTTAGATGAGAGCTTGAAAGTTGAGGAAGCTAGGCTTAATGAAATCTTAAAAACTGAACTAATAACTTTACGGGATCAGACCAGAGAAAACCAAGAAAGACAAGAGAGTGTTTTAAAGTTAGAAACGGACAGGGAGTTAAATTTATTATTGGGAGAGAGTAAAAAGGTTTACGATTTAGAGTTGTTGAAATTGCAAGCTCAAATCGATAACACCAATATATTGTTGCTAAATCAGGGTTATTTTGAGAGTCTTATAACTACTGCCAAAGAGACAACTCAATCAATTAATTTATTACCTGATAATTTTGGAAGAGTTGTGGAGAACGCTATATTGAGAGAAACGCCGGCGGATTTATCTCAATTAACTCAATTGCGTGAAATGACAACGTTGTTAAAGGTTATTGCAGATAAATCACCTATCATAAATGTCAATGCAACAATCCCTACAGAAGCAGTCACTAAGGTTGCATCAATACAACAAACCTCTATAGCGGCAGTCACTAAGGTTGCATCAATACAACAAACCTCTACAGCGGTAGCTCCTAAGGTTACCCCGGTACAACCCGCAGTTATGAGTTCACAAGTACAGATACCAAAGAGTATCCAAACTGATGTTGCTGCTTTAAAGAATGAGTTAGACCGTGCCCAGCGTTATGGAAAAACGTTATTCGGAGGGTCTGTCGAAGCTCGTGAAAAGAATAACGTATATATAGCCGAGCTTGAAAAGCGCTTAAAGGCAATGGGGAGTTATGAGGTAGGAACTAGCTATGTTGCAGAAAACCAAGTAGCCGAAATTCATAAAGGGGAGATTATTGTAGATCCTAAATCTTCTGAGGTCCTACGTAAATATGGCATTAAGGTTGAACCTATGAAAGTCAATCAGCCGGGCGATAACCTAAACTTGAATAAGGTAGAAAATTTGTTAGAACGGCAATTAGATGTGCAAATAAAAACCTTGGTTGCTACCAATAAAATTGGGGCGCCCAAGGCTTCTGAGAGATTACCACCAAGGGAAGTGAAAAGCATCCGGCGGTAGTAAAAGAGTAACTAACCACAGCATAACAGCTATAAATATTAGAGTTCCCGCTTGATTGATATTGTTATTCATGTTATTCCTCCTACCCCCAACAAATACAGTTGGGGGTTTTTTTTGTAATTAATGGTTGGCGGCTATTATAACCTTAGTTTCAGGGCGTCCTTCTAATTCAAGCCCTACGTTTATACTATCCTCATAAAAGGACAAAATCAAATGTTTGTTGGGCAAAGCATTTAGGGAAAGTACAGCCCCCATTAATAAATCGGTGTCTAGGGGGATTGGTGCCGTTGACAATTTAACAGCATTACCCTCAGCATATCGACTGTCGTAAATGGACATTGAATGTTGATTGATCAAAAGACGGTGTTGGTACTCTTTCAAAATCAGCTCATTTTCTTGACTTTGAACGGCATCCTTGAAAGAGGAATATCTAACCCAAATCTGGTATCCTACCTCCTTTTGAATTACCGCTGTATAATCGGGATATGTTTCCCCGACCAAATAATTTCTGTCGATTTGAGATTCGCCTTGCTTCAAATCGACATAACTCTCAGAAAACGATAAGGAAACCAAGCCTTTTAGCTTACGCAGATACCCTTTGATAAACATCACTCCACGGTTATGAATGGTTGCGTTTAACGTAGTGTCAATTTCAGGCATGGTGAGTTTTGTAACTGTCAAAAGTCGGTTATTGGTAGACACTACTTGCAATACATGGTCCTCCAATTTGAACAACACACCATTCTCTTTAGCACTGTACCGATGTTGATGCAACAACTTGTGAAGAAAAACTGGGGTAAATGTTAGGGTTGTCATTTGCAAAGCTCCTGTATGATGTTGAAGTACGGTGCCAAAGAGAACTCTTTGGCAGTTGTGTCTATTCTCAAAATAACCAGATCCGGATATGCCGTGATGATGTAATTTTCACGCAATTTATCATACTCACTGCTTCTCGTTCGCTTATGTTGATATTCATCAATTTCGATAGCAATAACTGGAATAGACTCCTGTAAAATTACAGCGTCTACCCGATACTTACCAATCCGGTATTGCCTTTGAAAGCATAGATCAGGAAACTCCCGTTCTAACTCAGATATAATAGCAACTTCAATAGGCATTATTGTAGTCGACAACTCGTAGTTTTGGACAAAGTCATACACTAACTTGTTACGCCGCGCTCCCAAATATCTGGGCAAATAATCCAAGGCAAAATAAGTGGCAGGTAAATTGTTAGGGTGTATCCCATCTTTAACCAAAACGTAGGGTATTCCTAATTGAGTCAAATCGTAAGTGGGATTATTGCGAATCCTAAAGAATGATTGCACGTCTAATGCCCTCAACAAATGACCTTGAGTGTTAACCCCTGCATTACACAATTCCTCAAAAGCTAAATTTAACTTTTTGTTTCCTTTGTCGAAATAGTTTTCCCAAAGTAAAACTGCCGTTTTGTTTCTTGACCTATAACAAAGTTCGGCGATCCCGTGCTCAGTTATCCAATGCCCTTTGTCATTCGAGAAGGTAATGACGTTTTCTCGGTTAATTCCATACCGGGATGGTATGTCTGCCACGTGGGGTTTGTTCGCTGCCTTCTTTGATGCAAATCCGAAGTATTGATGTAATGACGTCCATTTAACACACCCATTTTTAGTGGGTAGCCCCTCGGATCTAAAAAACTCGATTATACTCACATTAATCACCTAATCAAACAAATATTATACTTAACAGTAAGGCGTCTAAAGCGTCATGATTTTGGTCTTTAGACTTATTCACAATTTCTAAATACAGTGTATCAGATCTAAACACAATTGTCAAGAGCAACTTCACCAAATCTTCTGGCATTCCATAAATCCGCCACCCTAGGACAAGTAGTTTTTTCAAGTTAGTGTATAACATCGTGCGAATATTTTTAGCATTATAGGGGTCGTCTAAGTATATTGGTTTTGATGAAAAGTTAAACGGGTTTAAACGAGTCGATAGGTTGTTGTTGCGTATTATTTCTGCTAACATATGAGAAACCCCTGCCCCTAATCCTGTGCTATCCATATTCAAATCAAAGTCAAAAAAATCAATATCCCGCATATAATCAATAGGCAATCTTGCCACTTTAACTAAATCCGCCTCTCCGTAAGGGTTTATGGAATTTATCGAAATTATTTTTAATTCTTTATTGACTGTAACATCAACCAATACCGTTTTATCACCCCCCGCGCCTACGTCCATTCCTAAGCTACGTTCACCGTCTAGACAACCTTCAAACTTTTCTTCAAACACGTTTTTAAAATCTGAAGTTTTGAAAAGGTTACTATCACCCCCTGAGATTTTTGGAAACAACCCCAACACCCTAACTCTATACATATCCGAGTCTTTTCCATACAGCGTATCCATATTTTCAGAATATGAGGGAGACACTCTGTGAGAATCAAAACAAGAAATAGGACGACTTACCCAGATATGTTTGTAATCAGTCACTGTTTTATGAAAATACGTCCCTAATTTAGTGGGATTACCCAACAACAAGTAATAAAATCTTCCCCCGGATAATGCGCCTTCTAATACCCTAAACAAATCATCCGGTAATCCAGATGCCTCGTCTATAACAATAAGAACAAATTCTTCATGTAGCCCCTGAAAACTCTCGGGCATTGTGGGATCAAACGTCACAAAAGAGACTACGTTAGACGGTTTTGTAATCCTCCTAACTCCGTAAGTGGTGCATTTTAAACCGGGATTATAAGGAATGACTTTCTGAATTTCTCTCACTAATTTAGTGATTAATTGTTGCCGGGTATTAGATGTGGCAACTCCCGCTATACGTGGGACAACCGATAAGGCGTAAGTAATTATTAGGCTTGCTAAAAACGTTTTTCCTACCCCATGCGCTGCGGGCAACGAGATTCTCAAGTTAGGTATCTCCCCGTTTAAAACTCTACCAAAACGAGTCAACTCTTCACGTTGCCAAGGGTCTAGTGTGTCTCCGAATTTTTTAGCAATATATTCTCCATATTTTACAGGATTGTATTTCACGCAACCTCCCATATTAATAATAACAAAAAAAAAATAATCCAGGAAGGAGTAAATTTACATTTCACCAATCAAGGTATATTAAATTTTCTCTATCAACTAAATCATTAACTTCCTTTGCATAACGATCGAAGTCGATAGGCAAGTCGGCATACCCTGTAAAATCAATTTTTCCTAAAGGAACGGCACCTTGCAAAACCCAATTAGTAATTCTCTGGATCCCCTTTTGTGTTCTCCTAATAGATGTTACTAAATCGGTACTCTTAGTAAAGATATACGTTTTTGATTCATTACCATTGCCAAACCAGTCAGCATTTGCTTGACGCACAAAGTATTTATATCGCTCTTTTGGATTCCCTAGAAAAAACGCCTTCAGTTTTTCCCCGGTAACCTCCCCGGGAAAATTATTTACAGCTAACAAGTTAAGCCACTTGCCATTCAATCGGTAAACACTAGGTCCTTCAAAACACCCTTTAGCAACAAATGCCCAATGTTCTTCTTGAGTGTTCAAAATGTAATTAGACGTGTCCTTTATGTAACCTCCTTTGTAGGTTTTGTAACTCCATTGAATTGCGTCCTTCCCTGTTAATCGTTCACAAGTGCTTTTAATAACTTGTTTAATATAAACGTCATCACGAACCCCCCGACTAGGAATGAAAAAGCCGTCCGTATTTACATAAATAGGAGGGTAACCCGCGTCTGTCAAATCTGAAAACACCTCCGCAACTAATAAGAAACAACAAAAAATCATATTGTTAGCGGTACCTACAGAAAAAATTACCGAGTTCTTATCTAACAACAAACCGTACGCAGAATTCACAACCAACTTTTGAAATTCTGTTGATTTTTTGGGAATGCTCATCTCGGCGCTTCGTTTATGATCAAGCATCTCCCCTAAAATTTTCACAAATGCAGTCAAGCCCCCAGGCATGCTTCTGAGGTGTACTAACATAGACGGGTAAAAACTTTTGATATCCGCTACTAAAATTCGCCCGTTAAAACAAATGGGTTGTGTATAATTTAAATGAACCCCGCCCACCCCAAACATTAAAACCCCATATGGTACCGGTAATTCAATATCCTTTTTCAACCCATTGTTCAATATTGCCTTGCCCAATACTGAATTTACACCTGGCAAAGGAATCAGGAGATTTTCATTAGGATTAGCTCTTAATGAATTGGGCTTTTTCAATTCATTTCTAAATAGGTTATTTGTAATTCCAGCATTATGTTTTAGCCACGCATTTTCGCCTTTGGTTTTCATAAACCAAAACAGATTTTGTGCTAACAAATCCCCTTTACCTGCTAATATCTCATACATCACTTTAACATCCGTGTAGCAATATGTGATTGCAGCTCTTTTATGGCTCTCTGTTTCAATTAAAGAGTTGAAACTCAAAGGACTGTCATAAATGAGACCGAGTTCAAGTTCCGCTACTGTTTTTAATCCGATAGGATACCGTTTTTTTCCAAAAACTTGTTGTAATCTCATAACCGCTGCAAAGTCAGCTACATTGGTGAATTTCTCACCTCCTAATAACAGGTAATTCTCATCCTTAAAATTACCCTTAATAATGGAGTCACTCAATTCCTTGATCTGTGAGTAAGTTAAACCTTTTCCAACAACTCGGTTGATCACAATGTTATCATAATGAAACGAGTTATACCCTAAATATGTTGTCATTGGACACATTGCATATTTGAAAAAATGATCGTCGTGAGTCAGTTTAAGTAAGTCTCGGTAATAATACACCCCGTCAATACAAAATACCATAAACGCGGCGTTAGGAAACACCTCAATGTCATATAACACTACTCTACTCATAATTACTTAAATCTCCCCGGATGTTACGACGTGATTCTTTACCCTTAGATACAAGAGTGGGTTTGCTAAGGTAAAGATCAGGCACCCCATGATCTAATACTTCACGAATATCCTCAGATTCAGGTATAACAATAGGGACCTCGCTGGGCAGGGTTAACCGTATTGTGCGTGTAGCACCTTTAGAAAAATCAACCCCTACCTTTTTATTACTAGGAGATGCCCAATTAAACACCTGATTCTCAAACGTTATCTCCACACAATTACAAGGGTGTTTGAATTGTTTATCAGGATCGTAAGTATATAGTGGAAAGTCCCCTGTATTCTCTTCTTCTTGAATTAGGTTCATGTTTGAAAATCCCCCGTCAAACAAATCTTTGTTCTTCCCCGATTTAGTGGGCTTCCCGTCATCTTCAGATGAACTTTTAGTTGTGGGTTCAACGGTCTGAACAGTCAAACCGAATTCTGGGAATAAGCTCATTTATTTTGTTCTCCTTCGAGATACTTAACATGGTTGATGATTCTGAAGCGTCTACCTTTTCCAGATATGAAATTGGCACGTTTCCAAAAATAATCCTTAGCTTTAAGATCGCTTACCACTTTTTCAAACCGCTGGGGTTCTGATTCTAACTTATTTGCCATGGCTTGGGCTTGGTTAAATCCAGTCAAAATATCCATAAGTTGCCCTACAGATTCTTCCCCTTCCTTTTGTAATAACCCTTCGGCTAAACTGTCAGTTAATTCACCATAAGGATACACATAATCCACAAGAAACGGGTGATCATATTCACCACGATTATATGCCTCACGAGCAGTGATGAAGGGGGCAGCCAATGAAATCATGAACTCACGAAGTCGGTCGTTATGATGCATCCAACTTAACCCGTGATAACAAGCTGTCTCACTAATTGCCATTTTAGCAATCGCCGACTTACCTGGATTTTCAATAGTATTGGTTACAGTCTTAGCTTCTAAATAAGCGGCTTTCATATAAGGAACGTGCTCCTTTATAGGATCAAAAAACCGGTCACTTTTTTCGGGTTGATATTCATCTCCAACAGCTTCACAAATATCTCCAATAGGGCGAGGTCCGCGCATGTATAGAGTTGAAGAAGGATTAGGGCAATTACCTGGAATTTCAGGATATGCATTTTTATCAGTTGGGTATTCACCACTAAGATACATCAATGTAATATCTTTAGGTTGAGGGAGAATACAATCCTCAATTATCCCATGAATTGCTCTATTCGGCGCAACTCCGGTAAGTCCCTTTGTGACCCGTGTAGGAACTTCATCAAAGTTAATACGAGATTCTCCGGTTGGCTTTAAACAAACTACCCCCTCAACATCGTCGATCCGTTGGCGTGCCAAATTATCAACTTTACGACCTTGGGATATTAGATATTCTTCCGTGTTGGGCACATATGGGGCATATAATTTCAAAACCGTCATATGCTCATCATCAGTTGGCAACTCCTCAAAAGTGGGGGACACATCTAACTTAAGGCTATCCAAGAAAGGGATAAACTTTGCTCTCTTATGTGGGGGTGTTATGTAATTCGATAATTCCCGGGCTGCGGCTTTATCAGCGTCATTGGCTAAACTCAAAATACTAACATCCGAGTGTGCATAACAGCGGTCATACAAGAGATTGGCTTTTAAGACCTTATCTTTCAAATCACTCAATTCAGATAATTTTTCAGGAAACATATCCGTGAGGGTTGCGAATTCAAAGTCATCCAACACAGCAGTATGTAATTCAGGTGAGAGGAAGTTGTTTGATTTTACAGCAACAAGAGGCTCTCTATACATTCTCAACAACCGAAGTAAGTTGGTTAATTCATCCCCGTGATAGTTAGTCTTTAAAAATCCTTCAAATTCTTTGTCCTTGTTTGGATTATACACAATCCAAAGTAAATCTTCAGATCTCTCCCACTCTTTAAAATTCTGAAGGTGCCAAACTATATCTAAGAAACTGTCCTCTCCCTGGAAATACCCATCAATAACAGGTTTTTGTGGGACGGGACTCACTTGATTTATAGGAACGATATCCTTATTCTGTTTTTCAGGAGGTGGTGTTACAGGATCCTGGTCATCTGGGTTTTCATGAATTTGCTCTAATCTCATTCGCACATATTGAGTTTTGGAGTTTACAGTGAAAAACAATTCCCTGTAATTATACAGGGACTGCGTGGGTTCAACTCCCAAAAACTGTTGTTGTACTTGTCTATACGACAGAGCAATTCGTAATTTATCTTCAAATTGACTGTGCGATATATTATTCTTCAACCCTAAGGTTCGCTTATAGCCGTCGAATAGAGAATATTGAGGTTCTTGTTTGCGATTGGTATTTTGCCAAAGTGTTGTCCTTTCCTTAGGCTTTAATTTTTTACATTCGTTCTCGTCCTGAATGAAAACTCGTTTGAAAAACATGAGTTCAGAAGTTGATAGTGCCGGATTGGAATTAAATGACGGTGTAAATACGGCTTCTGCAAACGCCATAACATCAGCGGGAACTTCTGTTTTGGTGCTGCGATAAAAATCCTCATCAGACACCACGGTGTTGATGTTTTCGCAAATCCAGTTGAAAACGGCTGGTAAGTGTTTAGACAGCGTTCCCAAAGTATCTACTTTAATCGAATTGTTACGTTTTCCCTCTAATGTTACATATCTCAACCGACGCTCTAATCCAGTGTCATTGTCAAATTTAGGAGTTTCATTATAAACAAATACCATTGAGGCACATGTTTCTACATATACCGGATTCTGGAATTTGCCTTCTGTTCGCATTTCACCACCGGTAGCACTGGTTTTGAGAAAGCTAACATCCCCAAATATAGGAGGTGCATCATCTAAAATCTTTATTGATTTTAACGCATCCTCATGTGTGAAATGAAATTGAGACTTGTTTTTAGAAGCCACACTCATGGGGTTAATGTCACCCGCATAAGGGTCCATTGATTTTATTAATAACCCTAGCTGCGATTTACCAATCCCGCCCGTGCCTTCAACAACATATATAGATCTTGCATGGGTTGCTATATGGTCTTCATTGCCAAAAAACAATGACCTCAACATACGCGCCACAGATTCTTTTGACTTACGACTCCCTCCACACATACAGTGACCCAAAACAAACTCAACTTCTTGTTTAGCTATGTCGTCGATAGCTTCAGGAACGTACTCTAAGTGAATGGGTGGGTATCGTAAATTCACGGCAGCTGGACGTGTTTTGTTATCTGTAACAAACCAATGATTGCTACCATCATGCATAAAGTACCCATTCTTAAATGCAAAACCGTACATATCCAGTCTAAGCAATGGATGATTAGGTATGTTACTTATTAGTGTGTCAGTAGACCATCTTTTGATTTTATCTAGAACTGCTTGTGCTTCTTTATACACGGCACTACCCTTAGGCTCGTTTCCCATAAGATCGGTTAATGCACTGGTATAAGGAATCATTGTTGCTGGTGATTCAATTAAAGAAGTTAGTTGCTCTAAGCTCACTACTAATTGATGAGGAACGCAATAGAATGACTTGGGACCTAACCTTAAAAAATTATTTAAAAACCCCATGGGCTCTAAAAACGAAGTGGTTTTGCTCCCTTGAATCATGGGTAAATCCCCGGGGTTGTTATTCAAAGTGCAAGGTGTGACTTTACGTTCATAGTAAAGACGGTTTGCTAAAGTTTTCCCTGATGCAAAGGCAATAAACTCAAACAAGGCAGCTGCAACCCTCTGGGCAGTCTTACTTTTCAAATCACCAAAATCCCCTTTCAAAGTCGACGGGTTCATAGGAAAAATAGCCAGTCTCACTTTTTCTGAATTTATAGTGAGTTTAGAAATACTATCCGTTGAATGATGATTAGAATCCACATCGGGAACTATGACTACCGTGGTTACCTCAGGAAAATATCTACTTAAAGCGGTATCGTTAATAAGGTTAGGGTAATTGTTATGGGCTCCTACTGAAACTACATGTTGGTTGGGAAAATAATTAGCAATTGCTAGAGCCGTCATTATTCCCTCACAAACGATTAAGGTTTCGCACTCCTCAACAGAAGACTTTATCCAGGCAAAGGACGCAAATTTACTCCCTTTTAAAGTACGTTTGTGATGTTTATCGTTTCCAGGATCTCTACAAACAAAAGGACAAAGCTCCCCCGTTTCGATAATATAGGCAGGTGTATAAAGCCGTTTCTCAATCAGATAATACCCTAGTTCAACCAACAACCTTAAGGGAACCCCTCTTTTCTTAAAATCCGCTACCACCGATTCAGGGATCGAGTTTGGGCAATGTAATAGTTGATGGTTATGGGAGGGCTCCCCTACGGGTTTTGAAATTGTTTCCCCAACCTTAATAGTGGGCACAGATCCTACTCTGGCTTCTACCTCGGCATATAAACCCGGATGAACACCTTCATACACACTGCTTTCAAAGCCTTTAGAATAACGGTATAACAAGAGTTTGTCATTAGAGGTTAATAATACCGACAAATCGCATGTGCTTTCCCCGTTTGCCTTAAAAAGTCTATATGTGTATGCTGGGTGGGTATACTTGGGACTACTAAGGAGGTTCCATTTTGGGTTGGTAGAATCAATGATTATCTTTGATCCCACCCCTTTTACTTTAATCTCAAAGTTCATTCTACCTAATCCTTTTTAAAAAAAATCCAAGAAAGGAAGGGAATGATTTCTTCTTTTCCTGGATTGTTATGATGTTAAGATAGATTCCAGTGATTTACAGTATCTATAGCTTCGTCAAGAGGTTCTAACAACAAAGTACATATTACCTCTGGAGGTAATGGATATTCCTCATCGTAAGTTGTTAAAAATTCTATATACGCTTGGTCTATTTCGTCCAATATAAAGTAAGCTGTTGCGGGGGTCATTGTAATACCTCTCGCTTAACATCATTCTTTAAATTTGTAAGACCCTCTAACAGCAGCAGTCTAAAATCCTCAAGATTGAGCTCACCTTCATCAACATAACTAATCGATTGTTCAATCAACACAGTTAAGGTGTATAGAAGTTGGTCAATTAAATCTGATAACGCTTGATAGCTCATCGGTTATTCCTCCTAAAATTAGAAATCCGTGTATATCAAAGTGTAAGGGTTGAAGCATGACCTCTTCCCCATTTACAGCCGCGGTAAATATAGAGGCGCTGTTAGTCCCATCTCCAACAGACCTCATCCGCTCTGTCATGAAAAACAATCCTGATTGAGGGTCATGTAGCGCACTATAACTGTCTACTTGCCAACTTGGGGTAAACAGGACAAATACCCTAACCTGGGCATATACAGGTTCTATGGGGTCTCCTAAAATGTTAAAGGAGCCGTTGTCAAAAATCTGGACAGGCTTTATATCCCCCGAGTTATGGTGTTCTGTGAGTTTAAATCTCCCCCCTGTTTCTTGATTATTGTAGATCATAATCCATAAACCTGTGCTATCATAGGCAATGCCATCCACAGTAAAACGATAGCATATAATGACGCTATTCCATTTGCAACACCCAACCATTGTGGGTAAACATATTCTTTCCTTGTTATAATCGTCTTCCCAACGCCAAAAAGGGTTACCACAAGTATAAATACGGTCACCCAAAGGTGACTGTAATAATGAAATTGTTCAAAAGTCATTTAAGCTCCCGCAGTTATGTTGTCGAATAACAGGCACTTTAACCTGCCCTATCTTAAAATGTATATTCTGTACCCTCCTCATATTAGATGGATGTGTAGATGCGAATTCAGGGATTGAATCAGGACCCCAGCTAGTAATGTAGTCACTAAGCCCATAAGGGTCAAACCCCGCCCACTGAACTATCATCACAGCCAGTTTGTCAGCCCACAACTCATTTAACCTACGCCCATATAAACCCGAGTAATCGGACAAGAACTTTTCATCACGCATGGCTAAATGTGCAAATTCGTGAGCTATAACCCCGGCTAACTGATTCACGGGTTTGTGTATCAATCCCCGGTTAATAATTATCAAGCGCTCATTTACTCTTACTTGACTTCCCATTTGTCCACTACCATCAACAACCATCCTTGCCCGTACATTAGGAAGGACCGCTTGTATTGAGTTAAAAACACATTCTACATGCTCTTGATACAAGGGTTCTATAGGAGGTAGCTGTTCCTTATTTGAAACAACTACCGTACAAGATGTTTGCAAAATGATGAAGATTAGTAGAGCCCTTTTTGCAATGTGTCGCATTGCTGCACACCTCCATTGAGACAACCGGTATATTCGGCTTTTAACTCATCACATTTGCGTATTGCCTTTACCAAATTGTTAGGGGCTCCCCTAGTTGCAGAAGCCACAAACACACGCCATGACGTCGGTGTGGGGTTACCGTCAAAAATGTTGAACAATCTAGCTTGATGCAAATATGGACATTTGGGATTCTTCAAACAACTGTGTAGTTTTCCAATCATACGACGAATTGCGATCATATTTTGCGCATTCGTGTTATTTTGGGTATCGTATATCGTGTTGGCAGGAACGTGCAATGCAATAAGCAACACTAATTCTAACATATTTTACCTCCTGCCGGCTTAAGCCGGCAGTTGAAGGGTTTAACTAAAGGCTGGGATTAGTAATGAAACAATCATGTTTGTTACAAACATCATCGCAGTAATGACAGCGCCGAGTGTTACCGGATGGGGTTTTTCTACCATAAATAACATACCCATCGCCATACCAAAAATTAAAACTATTCCAAGAAAAAAAACTACCCATATGGGTATTGAGATAGCAGACAAAAAACTCACAACCATTATCAGGATAGAAATCATAATCAACCGAACATCGTTTGTTTTAAAATTTAACATATTGCCTCCAATCTTAAATGGGTTTTGAAAAACTCATCGTAACTCATGTTGATTCGTTTAGACAGGACAAACGCAACATTTCTCAAGTATTGTGTTAAGTAAAAATCCAGAGAGGCTTCATATAAGTGTAACTTATCTACCTCAATATCCGAAAACCGCTCGCGGATTGCCTTTTCACGAAAAAACACTAGAGAGGCGTCAAGGTGATGCTTCAGGAATACAATCCCCACAACATCTTTTCCTTGATACGAGCACATTATGTCAGGTAATCCCATCTCGGGGGACGGGTGAAGGACAAATTTGAAATAAGGGAACGCTTTCTTAAAAATATCCCACAACATAATTTCAACCCCTAGAGAATCTACGTTGGACATAGTGCGATATTCAAAGAGGTTTAACCGCAAATTTGAAGATGAATGTGCTAACTCAATAACGCCCTCTACACTAACATACCACTTTAGTCCAGGTAAGCACATTACGTTTTCTGAGTCAATCTTATTTAAGGCATCCTCAACACTACCCCGCCAATAACAAGTAGTTAATATCTCTCCTAATGAGAAAAAGGGTTTATCCAGATGACGATAATGACTATGCCCGAATAACGCAAGCTCTGCTCTGTCATACATATACAATTGACCTCTATTATGTTAGATGATGAGTATCACCACAATTAAAATTAAAATAAGTTCCAGGGTAGAAAATTTAGGAAACCACACAGTTCAATTCCTCCTTGAATATACAAAGAAATTATAGCTAATAAACCAAACAAAGTCAAGAACATTTTAAACCTAATTATCAAGTATGCTATAATTAGGGGTAGGATTACCGAGTTTAGTATCATGGTCCTTTTCTCCTGCCCCTTAGGCGGGGCAGGTTGTTAGTGCTTATTTACATACCGGGTTCCCTGATTTCATCGCTTCCCTCAACACACTGCATGCCAATGTCGATGATTCTTGTAAACAATTTACGTGATTACTATGCAAAAACGGATCGTTTCCTATATGTACCATAAACGGGTTATCAATTCCATAATTCCTTATGAACTCCCTGTATGTATTTGGATTTGGGTTACACATAAACCGTGTATACCATGGTTTATACGGGTGATCAACGGTACCCAACCGGTTAAGTTCTGCAAAATAACCGTCTTGCGCCATCCCTTTCATGCCCGATAATGTCGGGACATTATCGGTTAAACGAGCTGTATGTTCCTTAACTTTTATAACGTAGTTGACTGTTTCATCATGTAAAGCCGTCCAATCACCATTGAGTAATACAAACTTTGCTTTGCCAGGTCCACCGTTAAACGCAGCAGAAAGATGTGATGAATTGGGCATAATGGTGATCTCTCTAGGCAAAATACGCAGTAAATAATATACACCGCACTGTGCAACCTTCAGCTTGTAATCACCTTTCAACACTGTAAAATCTTTTGGGATCTTATATACCTTACGATTTTTACCAGTTCCCACATATTTCGGTCTCTCCTTGTTTACGGTATGCAACAACAACTCTACCTTGTATTGTTGGATAGTCCACTTCTTAGTTTTCTTATACTCATTGTCTGTTTGACAATAGCTGAAGTGGGTACCTGGCATCACTTGAGTCAATCCCATAGCGCCAACCCTAGATACAGCTGTAGTACGGTTGAGACTCTCCTGATGAATTAATCCTACTATATGCTCCCAATTTTGTCTACTAACAACAAGTTCGTGTTCAATTGCCCAACAAGCCAACTTTAACCTCAACATTTCTATACCTGGTTCACGTGTAACATATTTGCTTAGAACTTCCTGCTCTAAGTGTCGTATTTCGTTAAACAAAGGGGCTATATCATAATTAGGGTTAGTGGGACCGT